CGCCGTCGCCGTGGTCGAGCACCTCGACGCCGAAGACGCGGTCGACCGGGGCCTCCGACGAGAAGGCCAGCGTCACCCGGCGGTCGCCGGCGAGCATGGAGGCACGCTCGAAGGTGGCGACGCGGAATACGCGGTCGGTCGGGCCCTTGCGGCTGCCCGGCTTCTTGCCGTAGCCGTCGGTTTCGATGTCGCCCTCGGCAGGCGCGGCCTCGAGCTCGGTGACGTCGCCCTCGGGGGCGGCGTCTTCGGTCTCGGCCTCAGGGGCCTCCGTCTCGGTCTCGGTCTCGGTCTCGTTGGTCGTGACGCTCACGGACGCGCCGTCGCCGACGACCGTGACGAACACGGTGGAGCGGGTGTCAAGTTCCTGCATGGCGGTTGCCTCAGTCATGCGCGCGGTTGTATCGGGGCATTTCGCGGAATGCAAAACATCTGCGGCCTAGCCTTACGACCAGGTACCGCTCACGCGGATAAAGGGCGTGGCGACCTTCCAGACGCCGGCGATGCGGATGTGCACCGTGGCCTCCTTCCAGACGCCGGCGACCTTGATCCAGAACTTCTTGGCCGCCGGCGGAGCAGCGCCACCGCGGAGAAGTGTCGTAAGCATGGATCAGCCCGCCGGGATTGCCCGCAGCTTCGCCAGCGTGGCCTGCACCTCGGCGAGCTCGGTGTCCGCACGGATCACTGCATCGATGTCGCCGATGTTCTCGGCGGTCGTTTTCTGCGCCTCGAGGTAGGCCTGCCGTCGTTCTGCGAGCTGGATCAATCGGTCGACTTTCATCTTGTGTCCTCTTAGGCGTGGAGTGTGATGCCCGTTACTTCGCTGCCGGTGATGGCCGTGTTGTCGGTCGCGCCTCTGCCGCCCGTCACCGCGCAGGTGATCGCCGTACCGAAAGCGACACCGCCCTCGATGTGCAGCTCGACCGCCTGGTTGGTCGGCAAGCAGATGTCGATGAGGGCGGCGGTCGTTCCGAGCGTCGGGGCCGTGGCGTTGAAGACCTTGAAGAATCGCGCCGAGGCATTGGTGTTCGTCAGGACGAAGCCCAGCAGACGGCCGGCGGTGCCTTTGATGGTCTGCACTGCAGGCGTCGCGGGTGAGTTGACGATGGTCGGCGTCGCAGCGCCCGTGGCGTTGGCGCGGTACTGCACGCCAACATCGCCCGCGAGGTTGGTACCAGCCGCCAGCGTCGGAGTGTTTGTCGCCAGTGACACGGCAAGCGTGCCTGTTCCGGCGTTTGCCGTGACCGTGCCGCTGACGGTGACCGTGCCTTGCTGCGCTACCGGCAGCGCAGCGTTGGCGCCTTGCGGGCGGACGCCACCGATATAAATCGGCACGTTGACGATGTCCTCGACCGCGACGAAGCCGACGGTCCACGTCGTCGTCGAGGCGGGCGCCGTGGTGCCGTTCCAGCTCCACAGGTACAGGTAGAGCTCGACATCATCGTCCGGGATGTTCTCAATGCGCGACGCGCGCGTTGTCACCGTCGGCGTCGTGCCGCTGGCGACCAGAGCGTCGGCCCAGTTGGCGTTGCGGCCGTCCGTAAAGTTCTGCATGACGTGACCGGGCGATGCCGTCGTGTTGATTGTCGCCGCCGTCACGCCAGTATTCCAGCCGCGGCGCTGCGAGTCGACGTTGGCGCTCGTCGCCGTCGTGCCGGTGTATTGGGTCCAGAAGTAGTTCCAGCCGAAGAGGTCGACCGTGCAAGAGCCGCTCGCCGGCCAGCTCGCAACGGTGAAGTTGATGGTGTCAGCGGTCGGGACGCTGGCGATGGCATAGCGACCCGGCACACCGGCCGCGCCGCTGATCGCGCCGACCATCATGAACTGGCCCACATTCTGCGAGGTGAAGCCGTGCGCCGTCTTGGTGACGGTGATGCTCGTCGCGCTGTTGATGGTGCAGGACAAGCCCTCGCCGATGCTGTCGGCCATCATCACCGCAAAGTTGTTGTTCGCAATGCGCTGCGAGAGGATGGTCTTGTGGCGCTGGATGAATGCGCCACGGAACGAGGTGGTGCTGCGGGCGAGGAACTCCGAGTTGGTCGTCGTGCCGGTCGTGATGAGCAGGTTGCTGCTGCCCTGCGTGACGCCCATGCCGGTGCCGAGCCGCCGCTGGGTGAACTCGGACGCGACCAGGCTTGAAGCCGTGTCGGCGAAACCCACAGACCAGATGTCGGCCGGGGCCTGACGCACGACCGCGCCGCCATCGCCGAAGAGCGGATGGTTCGTCCTCACCCGCAGATGGGTCGTCGAATCGGCGAGGCCGTCCGAGACCTTGATGCGCTGATACTGGACGCCGGAGATGTCGTCGGTGGCGATGATCTCGCCGCTGCCCGGCGTGTAGCCTACGTTGTCAGCCATTCTTCACCTAGGTGTATTGGAGGTAGATATCGCCGTCGACGCCGCCGGACGGCGCTGCCGTGCCGGACGTGATGGTCTTCTGCGCGGTCAGGTTGCTGCGGGCCGTCGCCGCATCCGTCGCCCCGGTGCCGCCATTCGCCACCGCGACGGTGCCGGTGACGTTGGCCGCGGTGCCCGTCGTGTTCTGGTTCAGCGTCGGGATGTCGGTGGCGACCAAGGCGCGGAAGGACGGCGTCCCCGCAGATCCCGACGGCGCGGCGTAAACATGGGCCTGCGTCTGCGAGCCAAAGGGGGCGAGGAAGTCGGTGCCGGCGGTTGCCGCGCTCAGCGCTGAAGTGCCGTTGCCCTTGAGGACGCCGGTGAGCGTCGTCGCGCCGGTGCCGCCGTTGGCGACGGCCAGCGTGCCGGCGAGCGTGATGGTGCCCGCGCCGGTGACCGGACCGCCCGAGGTCGTGAGCCCCGTCGTGCCGCCGCTGACATCGACGCTCGTGACCGTGCCCGAGCCGCCGCCGGTCGCCGACAGCGTGCCAGCCGAGAGGGTGAGGCCGCTGCCGATGCTGATCTGCTCGACGGCCCCGGTCGAGGCGGTCGTGCGGCCGAGGAGCCGCGCGGTCGACATCGTGAAGCCCGACGAGCTGATGGCGCCGGACACCGAGACCGCGATGGAGGCGTCGCCGTTGGTGACCGTGACGCCGCCCGATCCGCTGATGGTGGCGTCCTTCCAGAGGCCCGCCGTCGCGTCGTAGGTCAGGACAGCGCCGGCGGCGGGGCTGGTGATGGCGACGTCGTGCAGCTCGTCGAGCTCGTACCCGTTCTGGACGCGGATGTAGAGGCGGCCGTTCCCGGCGTTGGCGCGCTCGACCAGGCCGACATAGACCATGTGGTTAGGGGCCACCGGCTTGGTCGCGGTCACGCTGCCAGCGGAGGCGCCGAGGTAGAGCGTGTCGCCGGCGGTGAAGGCGCCGAGGTTCAGCCCCTCGAGCACGCCCACGCAGCGTACGAGGCCCGTGGCGCCCGCGGCGATGCTCTCCGCGACCACGCCGAAGGTCTTGGCGCTCGTGGCGTCTGAGGTGTTCAGAGCGCGTTTCACGCTGGCCTTGTCGCCGGACGCGCCGAAGAGGTAGACGACCTCGCCCTTGTTGAGCGTCGTCGCCTCGGCGTTGTGCACGAGGGCGTCGAGCGTCTGGCCGATGTAGGACTCGACGTTGCCGCCGACCTCGCCGAGCAGCGCCGTGCCCTGCGCGCTGTCCCAGCGGAGGCGGCCTACCGCAGCCGTCGTCGTCGCGCCGGTGTCGAGGGTGATGAAGTCGGGCGAGGCGATGCCGCCCGTGATGCCCGTGAGCGCCGTGATGTCAGCGTTGCTGCCCGAGGCCGCCGCGGTCAGGTTCGCCCGGGCGGTGGCCGCATCGGTGGCACCCGTACCGCCAGAGGCGACCGCGAGGGTGCCGCCCAGCGTCAGCGTGCCGCTGTCGGTGATCGGGCCGCCGGTCAGGGTCAGCCCGGTCGTGCCGCCTGAGCCGCTGACCGAGGTCACCGTGCCCGTGCCGCCACCCGTAGGCGCAGGGCCGGGCGCGCGGACGATGACCGTGGTCTCGGTCGCCTCGACGACGACCGTCTGCAGCTGCTCCTCGACCAGCACCGTCGTCATCGGGTCACCTCGGGATCGACCACGAAGCAGCCCTGGATGAGGCGCGTCACGACCGAGCCCGTCACGAGCTCGAGGTCGTAGACGTGCTCGCCCGCCTCAAGGGCAGCGGTCTGGGTCGCGGTGGCGAGCAGCGTGACCGTGCCGGCCGCGCCGCCCAGGGTGATGCCGCCGTTCTCGGTGGTGAGCGAGAGCAGGACCGTCGCCGACTCGTGGTCGGTGCGCACCTGCATCCGCGCGGTGTACCCGGTCAGGTTGACGGCCACGCCGTCCGAGCCCTGGTACGTGATGACGCGCTGGAAGGTCGCGCCCTGCTCGCAGCTGAAGTTGTGCACGCCAGCCATCAGACGGCCTCCTGCGCCGGGGGTGCCGCCGGCGGTGCCGCAGAGGCGGTGCCGCCCGGCAGCGAAATGCCGAACTCGGCGAGCATTTCATCCTCGGCCTGACGCTCGCGCAAGACATCCTCGATGTCGAGGCCGCGCTCGGCGAGCGCCTGCGTGCGCGTCATCAGCCCGTTGTTGATGGCGGTGATCTGCGCCTCGGCCTCGTTGCGTGGGTCGACCCACTGCCAGCCGCGCGGCACCCACATGGTCGAGGCAAACTTCTCGTACTTCCCCGGCGGCAGGTTCACCACACCGGCGTCGAGGGTCTGGCGCAGCCAGCGCGCATAGACGGGCGCGCAGAAGTGCTCGATGGTCCAGTGCTGCACGGTGCGCCAATAGTCGCGCTCCTCAAGGAGGCCCTGCCGGATGCTCGAGTAGGACACCGCCTCGAGGTCGTTGGCGAGCGAGGTGTAGGACACGCCGAGGCCGGAGGCGATGCCGCGGAGCATGGCCTTCTCAAAGTCCCGGAACGCCGTGGACGGGTGCTGCGGGTCGAAGGGCTTGAAGTCGACGCCGGCGGGGAGCTGCTCGAAGCTGCCCGGCGCGATGTCCATCTGGATGCGGCCGTCGGCGCCCTCGCCGTCGC